ATTACGCCGCACTCAGCGCTGCTATTCAGGCGTACACGGAGAACACGGAAACAGATTTCGTGGCTAATATCCCCGTGTTCGTTCAGCAGGCTGAGCAGCGCATATTCAACTCGGTACAGTTTCCGTCGCTTCGCCAGAATGTGACAGGCGCAACCACAACGAACAACAAGTACTTGCAATGCCCGTTGGATTTTTTAGCGGTGTATTCATTGGCTATTATTAACGCCAGCGGTGAGTACGAGTACTTGTTAAACAAAGACGTTAACTTTATTCGGCAAGCATACCCACAGCCTACAGACACTGGGATTCCTAGGTACTATGCTTTGTTTGGCCCACGTTCAGACAACGCAGCCGAGTTGACTTTTATTCTTGGCCCAACACCCGACGCCGCATACGGGGCTGAGCTGCATTATTTCTTCTATCCACCTTCAATTGTTCAATCTCCTGTAGCCAGTCTTGGTGCAATTACAGGGGGCAGTGCTTACACTAACGGCACCTACTTAAACGTGCCTCTAACTGGGGGCGCAGGTTCAGGCGCAGTTGCAAACATTGTGGTTTCTGGCGGTGCAGTGACTGCGGTTACTTTAACGCAGGGTGGTACAGGTTACGTTGTTGGAAACACATTAAGCGCAGCAGCTTCCACAATTGGCGGTACAGGTTCTGGTTTTTCCGTCCCTGTTGCTTCTGTAACTAACGCAGGCGGTACGTCTTGGCTAGGTGATAACTTTGACCCCGTGCTTTTGTACGCATCTTTGGTTGAGGCTTACACCTACATGAAGGGTGAAACCGACATGATGCAGTTGTACAACCAGAAGTTTATGGAAGCTCTTGCGTTGGCCAAGCGTTTGGGTGATGGTATGGAGCGTCAAGACGCTTACCGTTCTGGTCAGTTCCGTCAGAAGGTGACTTGATATGTCAATTATCCAGACCCAAACCACCAGTTTTAAGGCGCAGTTGTATCAAGGTATTCATGACTTGACGACTGACGTTATTAGAATTGCCCTGTACACAGCCAGTGCGGATTTAAATGAAGACACAACTGTATACAATTCAACCAATGAAGTACCTAACACAGGCACTTACTTTGCTGGCGGGGCACAGTTAACACCCATCACAGTCAGCACCTCTGGATACACAGCTTTTGTGGGATTCCCAAACATCTCATGGACTGGGGCAATCACCGCAAGATGTGCGTTGATTTACAACTCTACCCAAGGTAACAAGTCGATAGCTGTGTTGGACTTCGGTTCTGACAAAACATCCACCGTTACATTTACAATTACCATGCCAGCAAACACCGCTACGGCGGCTCTTATCAGGAGTTCAAATTGATTGTTACAACAACCAAAGGTGACATGGACGAATCACTGCTTGAAAAGCGTGAAGGAACCATCGATAATGACAACGAAACCACCACATGGGTGGAGTATTGGTTGGACGGCGAATTAGTACATCGTTCTGCTCATGTGGCTTTGAAAAAATCCATGTTGGCGGGTCTTGAAGCAGCATCACTAGGATAAATCATGGCGAATACTCAAAGTATGTGTACCTCTTTCATGGGAGAGTTACTAAACGGCGGTCATCAATTTGGCACTATTACGTTGACCAGCAGGGGTAGCTTAACCGCACCCACAAAAGATACGTTTAAGGCGGCTTTGTATTTGGTGGGCGCTACTGTTAACGCATCAACCACTGCTTACAGCGCAAGCAATGAAGTATCGTCAGCAAACTATTCGGCTGGTGGTGTGGCAATTACCAATGCCAATGTGCCTGTAGCTACCAATGCTTCAGCTACCGCAGGGGTGGCTTATTGGACTCCTTCGGCAAGTATTGTCTACGGGGCCACTGCAACACCTGTGACCTTTGCTGCTTTTGATGCGGTGTTGATTTACAACTCTACACAGGGCAACACAGCGGTTAGCGTTCACACATTCAGCAGCCAGACCATTACGTCTGGGGTGTTTACGTTAACAATGCCGACAAGTTCAACGACAACTGCGTTATTGCGTTTGTCTACAACTTGATGTCATGTCTCTTGGATGGGGCGATGGTACATGGGGTAGTAGTGTCTGGGGCGGCGGTGAACTTGCCATCACGGGCGTTGAAGCAACGGGCGAAGTTGGGTTAGTAAAGGTAAGTGTTGAGGTAGCTCTCTCAGGTGTAACGGCATCTGGGTTGGTTGGGACGGTTGTAGCAAGCACTGAGACAGCTATCACAGGCGTAGCGGCAACGGGAGCCGTAGGGTCAGTAGGTATTGAAAAAGCAATAGCCCTGACAGGTGTTCAAGCAACCGGTGCGGTAGGATCAGTAGTAGGCAGTACAGCGATAGCTCTGACGGGTGTGTCGGCAACGGGTGATGTAGGAACGGTAGCACCATCGTACATTATTGTTGAGGATGGGACTTTTGCCAGCGGGTTTGTTGGGACGGTGGTTCCAGCGTTCTCCGTAGCTTTGACAGGTGTGGTATCGGCGGGTGCGGTTGGAACACTGGGTGTTTTGCATTCTCCGGCTTTGACAGGTGTAGCTGCAACAGGCGCAGTGGGGTCGGTAGGAATTAACAAGTCAATAGCCTTAACGGGCGTATCGGCAACTGGGGCGGTTAACGCATTTTCACAGGCGTTTGGATGGAGTGTTATAGATGACACGCAGACCGCAAACTGGCAGAATATCGGTAACACGCAAACCGCAAGTTGGCAGAATATTGGTAACACACAGACAGCAGCTTGGGCTGATGTTTCAACGAATTAGGAGTTAAAAATGGCAAGTACATGGTCAGCACTTAAAATAGAATTGCTTGAAACGGGGGCAAACTCAGGCACATGGGGAACGGCTACCAACGTAAATCTGGGTGATGCTGTATTGGGAGAGGCTATTACGGGTCAAGCTACCGTAGATTTCCCATCAGATGCAGATGTAACAATTACATTAACAGACTCTGCAACAACCCAAGCGGCCAGAAATCTGCGCTTAAACATCACAGAAAGCTCCACGGGCATAGGTTCTGTGCGTAACTTGATACTGGGTTCTGGTTGCCAGATTGAGAAGTTTTACCTCATTAATAATACCGGCACAGGCGCTAAAACAATTAAGAACACTTCAGGCACAGGCATCTCTGTTCCTGCGGGCAAGGCCACGTTGGTTTACAACAACGGCACAAACGTTGTTGATGCGGCTTCGTACTTCACTTCTTTGTCGGTTGGTTCTACGTTGACTGTTACTGATGGAGCCACTATTCAAGGTCTAACAGTAGGCCGTGGTGCGGGTGCTGTGGCTACCAATACTGCGGTGGGTGCTAGTGCTTTGGCGGCAAATACAACAGGCGCAAATAATACGGGTCTAGGAAATAGTGCTCTTATTAGTAATACCACAGGAAATAGAAATTCATCAGTTGGAAGAAGCGCATTAGGTTCTGCTACAACTGGAAGTGATAATTCAGCATTAGGATATTTTGCACTTCAATCTACATCAACTGGCGCAAACAACACGGCAGTTGGAGTAAGCGCACTTCAAGAAAACACCACAGCATCTAACAGCACTGCGGTTGGTTATCAGGCGGCCTATAGTCTAAATGGCACATTTGGATTTACAACTGCAATAGGACATCAATCACTATATTCGCAAACATCTGGATATAGCAATACTGCCGTTGGGTATCAATCTGGCTACTTAATGACTTCTGGAATTCAAAATTCTATGGTTGGCATTGAATCATTAAAAAGCAATACCACTGGTAATGGTAATTCTGCTTTTGGAACGTATGCGCTTAACGCCAACACCACAGCATCTTTCAATGCGGCACTGGGTATGGAGGCTCTTTACCTCAACACCACAGGTGCTAATAATGTATCAGTTGGGTATCAGGCTTTAAGAGCAAACACCACAGCAAATAACTTAACTGCCGTAGGTTATCAAGCTGGATACAGTAATACAACAGGTGCTAACAATACATTTATAGGTTTGCAAGCAGGATACCCAAACACAACTGGTACAGAAAATGTCTCTGTTGGAAGAAACTCATCAGGAAGTAATTCAACTGGAAATTACAATGTTGCAATGGGTAGTCAAGCTTTAGCCTATAACACAGCATCTAACAACACTGCTGTAGGTTATCAGGCGGCTTATACAAACCAGACTGGATACCAAACAGTTGCAGTTGGATATCAAGCACTTCTTACAACTACTGTAGAACGCAATGTAGCAGTTGGTGCGTTTGCAATGAAATTAACTACCACAGGAAATGTAAATACTGCGGTTGGTGATAGTGCGTTAAGAGATAACACAACAGGTGCGGCAAATGTGGTGTTAGGAACTGCCGCAATGCAGTCAAATACCACTGCATCTAACAATACCGCCATTGGATATACAGCAATGTTGTCAAATACAACAGGCGCAAACAATGTTGCAGTAGGCAAAGAAGCCTTAGTTAGCAACACCACAGCAACCAACAATACGGCTGTTGGATACCAAGCGGGGTATACAAATGTTTTTTCAGGCTATAACGTATTTCTTGGTCAGCAAGCGGGTTATACACATAATTTAGCTTCAATTGGAAATGGCTTAAATACTTATGTAGGAAATGCCTCAGGATATTCTGCAACAACTGGAACATTAAATTCGTTTTTGGGCAGTGGCTCTGGTTACTACATAACTACAGGCGCAAAGAACACAATCATTGGAGGCTACTCAGGCAACCAAGGTAGCCTAGACATTCGCACAGCAAGCAACTACATCGTGCTGTCTGATGGGGATGGAACTCCACGGGGTTTCTTTGATAACAATGGTAAGTTCACTATTGGCGCAACGGCCTCTTCTTCAGATCGTTTGGTCATCAATGGCCCAGTAAAGTTTGGTCAAGCAGGAGACACCAACGTATATGTTGATTTTGCAGGCGCTACTAATTACTTGGGTGGCAGCGGAACAATTCGCTTTACTGTTAATACTGGCGGTGTGCAGTTAACTTCAGGCGCAACCTCTTGGGCTGCTATTTCTGACGAGCGTTTAAAAGACATCATTGAACCTATCACAGATGCAATGGCTAAGGTCAGTACGCTTCGCACAGTCATGGGTAAGTACAAGAAAGATGCAGAAGGTACACGCCGCCCATTCCTGATTGCCCAAGATGTGATTGCTGTTTTGCCCGAAGCGGTTGACTCGGTAGCTGACACACGCGAAGGCGATGAAACTGAGTATATGTCTCTGCGTTATACCGATACCATCCCGCTTTTGATAGCCGCAATCAAAGAACTCAAAGCAGAGTTTGACGCTTACAAATTAACCCACCCTTAAAAGGAAAATCATGACTATTGAATCCCAAACCCCAACCGCAGAGCAAATTGCCAAGCACTACAGCGCAGCAATGGACAGCGTAAACCTTATCAACGGCGGCAAGCCCGAAGGCATGACTGCTGAAGAATGGACTGACTGCGTTGCTCGTAACAAAGAGCACCTCAAGATCATGTTAGCAAAAGACTTCTGGACAACTGAGAACCTGACACCATTGCAGCAGGCCGCAGCATGAACATCCAGTTAGACATCAACGAAGTCAACTTTATCTTGCAGACCCTTGGCGAGTTGCCCAGTAAGACGGGTGTTTGGCCTCTGATTCTCAAGATCAAAGAGCAAGCTGAAGCACAGGTTCCCAAAGAGCCTGTACCGGAGTAAGCCATGTGGGACTGGGCCGAAGCATTCATTGCGGCGGCCTGTCTTGTGGCCTTCGTCATTTATGGTACGTACATAATTGCATGGAGTATGGTGTGATAAATGCGTTGGCTCATTCTGTTACTGCTGTTGGGGCTA